CGAAAGAGCGCAGTCTATTCAAGAGAAGAAGAAGCTGATGCTTCAGTACCGTAAAGGTTTTAATCGGGTACAGAGAAGAGCGTCAGAGATTAATAACGAAATTGCTCGTATTAGGTCAGATCCAAATATGGATACGGACCTGAAAGACATGAGAATCAATCGTCTGACCCAGATGAGAAACGCTATGTTGAGAGCAGTAGTGGAGCAAACCCCATCAGAGATTCGCTATTAGGTGAGAATGAATGCGTGGCTTGACGGCTTCACCACGCATCCAATAACCAGAGCGAAGCACTAAGTCCATTTAGTGCCACCCTCATTATACAATAATCAATTATTTTCGCAATAATCTTAGCTGAGCTTGCGCTTCGGAAATGAAGTCCTGTACATCGACTTCACGTATATAGCGACCCCAATGCTTTCTAAGTGGGATGGAGCGGAGATAACCACTCAGACAGCGAATGGGGTCATCTTGGCGTTCGGCACATAGCTCTGGGATTTGCCTGATGAAGTTCAACTCATCAGCAGGCCACCAACCTTTGCCGTATGTGCCTTCTCTCATAAGGATGGAAAACCGTAAACGTCAAGAGCAGATTCACGAGGTATCTCATAACCCTCTTGATCCCCTGTGATACCGCCGTGACCTGCCCTTGCTGTTTCTGTGATAGGGACCTTGACATCCGCTGTCAACGCATGCTCTTCACTGAGCTTCTCTATGGTCCCACCACGAGCAAGAAACTGATTGACTGCCTCACGAACCTCAGAAGCAGAGGGGTCAAACCTCTTCTTTTTGTTCGCACTGACTTCCATCTTCGTGCGATTGCGAAAGATGATTGACTTTCCTCTGGGCTTATTCATAAGGAATGTCGTCTGTTTCCTGCTTTTTTGTTTCGGTCAAGAATACGTTCTGTATCTTGAATGAGTAGAAAGTGCGGTTCACACCGTCAATTTCTTTTTTGTTTGTACGGTATGTACAATGGACAGATACGACATCACCTTTGCCGATCTTCCGTATTCGGTTACCGATGGTTGACTCACCCTGCTCCCAATACTCTAGGTCAGCCCAACTGGTGTTGGAATCCCAAGAACCGTCTTGGTTACGCTTAGGTGAATCGATAGCAAGTGGGAACTTGATCACAGTTGATTCCCCAACTGAGATTGATTCTGGGTCCTTGCCTGCTCTCCCAGAAAATACGCAAATGTTTTGACAGATCATATTCGCTCTGAGTTTTATGGTTAGTAAAGTGAGGGGGCGGAGAAGCTAATGACCAAAGCAAACCCCCTCACTGTGAGGATACATATGACTACAGCGAGTGTTTGATTATACTGCCACCTCTCGCTGGGCAGTCTCTGTTGCCAAGAATGATTTCAGGTCCTGATCATCATCCAGCAACGAGTCTACAGATATACCCCAAAGCGAAGACATTCGCTTCAGGTTACCAGTTGAGGGAGTGCGTTTACCATTTCGCCAATGCGATATGGATACACGACTCACGTTAAGCATGTCGGAAAGATCCTGAATTGTCAGGTCCTTCTCAGACATTATCATGTTTAATTTGGATCGGAACGTCATTCAAATTCGGAGTAAGAGATTTTATCCTCTTTTTTCGTCCTGTAATTATAGACTGCGAGGATTGATTTTATGTACAAATCGGTGTGTGGCTCCTCACGAATCAAAGACACGTACTTCCTAAGCTTCATCATAAAGTGCTTATGGTTGTACCTTTGATGTCTGCTGACTGCAATCCAAGCATTATGGTAGCTTGCGTATTCACCAGTCTTTGCGGATATCTCACGCACCTCTTGCAACATCTTTGCACGAGCAAATGCATCCCCCCAGTTCTTAACGTGGAACTTCTTGTCCCTCATCTTTTCAATGAATGAACTACGGTCCCTCGTTGATCCACTCTCTGCAAGTGGTATTGCTGTAGTCAACCTGAGATTGAATTGGGTGACAAGCCCCTTGAGCTTGACATAATCCTGATCCCCTGTTGATGCGTGATACTCTGCCCAATCAGCAGAGGACCACTTTTTAACTACGCTAGTCGCCTTAGCATAGTCGTACAAGTTCGCACCCTCTATTACTTTGTAGTAGAGCGGTATACCTAACTCTTTAGCACACACAAAACGATGATGACCATCAATGATGTTCATATTCTCATCAACGATGATTGGTTGAGTTTTAAGAAACCCATTTTCATTCATGCTGTTCTTCAAAGCGGTAATGTGATTCTTACCGATACCCTCTCCCAGACGATTAGCTGTGCTGGGGAACAAATCAAAGTCCTCTGGATGGAGAACAAGGACCTGTTCTTTGAACCCTTCTTTGGAACCACTTCCGTTGTAGTTCCTTTTAACGTCAGTTGACGTTCTAATTTGTGTTTGTGTTCCCATAAGCTCTAGTTAATTGGGTTTTTCTGATTCTGGCTGGTGAGGGACGTATTCAATGTTGCCGTCATCGTCAGTAACCTCATCAACCCTGTCAATGGAGAAATAATTGCCATACAGCTTTGCTTCTCCAAAGTCCTGAATCGCAGTCTCTTTTGTGTAAGATTTCACAAGGACTGTGATTGCATATATTTGCTGTTTACCTTTGTTAGGCATCACTACCTCAAAGGCTTTATCCTTCTTCCTAATCATGTTACATATATTAACATATATTTACGGAGTGTCAAGCACTATTGACAAAAAGTATGCAAGTATTATCACAAAAGCTACTCCATACATGCCAAGGATCAGGTGTACAAAGGATAAAAATAATACCTTTGTCATACCAAATCCGCAAAAAGAGTCAGCTCTTTTACAAAAGCCATCTGAGCCACACCAGTAGCCCCGAATCGATTTTTAGCCAGATTGACTTCGGCTATCCCTTTGGCTTTACTGTCGTAATCGTATGCATCTTCTCTATACAATAGAAATATTCTTGACGCTGATTCTTCAATCTTCCCAGATTCAGACAAGTCACTCATCACTGGTCGCCTTGAGGTCCTGCTCTCAACCCCTCTGTTTATCTGGCTTAGTACACAGATGTTTATCTGCATCCGCTTAGCCAGATCAGCGAGATCATCACATATCTCACCTACCTCAAGATACCTAGCATCTCTCTGGGGAGCCTTAACTCTCTGAATATAATCCAGTATCACAAACTGAACGCCGTACCTGCGAACATGACTACGGATGCTGTTTAGGCACTCATAGAGAGTTCTACTTGTATCGTCTATATAAATA